ACACACTGCGGACTTGTTGGACAGAACGCTTGTGTTGAAGTTGATGGTGCTGCGTATTGGATGTCAGAGAATGGTTTTTTTAGATATGCTGGTAAATTAGAATCATTACCATGTTTAGTAGAGGATCATGTTTACGATAATATAAATTTAGAATCTGGTAATCAAATGGTATCTGCAGGTTTAAATAATTTGTTTGGTGAAGTTATGTGGTTCTATCCAACAACTGGATCTAGTGTTGTAAACAGAATGGTTTGTTATAATTATTTTGACTCATCATCACAAAGACCAGTATGGACTGTGGGCACATTAGCTAGAACCATGTGGGAGGACTCTGCAGTGTTTGGTAGCCCACACGCAACAGAATACACTGCAGGCAACGATTCATCTTTTGATGTAGTGGGCAACACGGAAGGTAGAACAATATACTATCAACACGAAACAGGGACAGATCAAGTGCAAGGTGGTGCTACAACTGCAATAACTGCAAACATATTATCTGGAGATTTTGATATTAGTCAAAGAACAACTGCGTTAGGTCAAACTACAGGAGCTGCAGATCTTAGAGGAGATGGTGAATTTATAATGAAGATAAGAAGATTTATACCTGATTTTATATCACAAACTGGTAATACACAAGTTACATTACAATTAAGAGATTTTCCAAACGATAGTCAAGCTAGTTCTGCACTCGGACCATTTACCGTTTCATCATCTACTAAAAAAGTGGACACACGTGCAAGGGCAAGAGCCATTGCATTAAAAGTAGAAAACACAGCTGCTAGTCAAAGTTGGAAACTAGGAACGTTTAGATTAGATATACAACCGGATGGACGTAGATAATGGCAAAGATAGTACAAGTATTAACAAGACCAAGCGAACAATATGATCTGCCAACAGCAGAGGCACAGGTTAGAGATCTTGATGCGATTGTAGAAAAATTAAACACAACGTTTCAACAAGAATTAAAAGATGAGGTAGAAGCATTTAACTTCTTTTTACAATAATGGCTAATAGTTTTATAAATAAAAAAGCAGATTTAACGACAACAGACTTAACTACGCTATACACGGTGCCTAGTTTTAAAACAGCTGTTGTAAAATCATTGTTGGTATCTGAAGATGCAGGATCAGGATCTACCATAACAATAACTTTGGTAAATTCTAGTGGTACTATATTTAATTTATTTAAAGATAAAGCCATTGCATCTAAAGCAACAACAGAACTTTTAACTCAACCTCTTGTAATGGAGGAGAGTGAAGTGCTTAAAGTACAAGCTGCTGACGCGAATGAGCTGCACGTCATAGCTTCAATATTAGAAATACAGCCAAGAGAGGTAACAACAACAATAACAAATATGAAGACAGGCGAAGTCTACAAGGATGATATAGAGTGGAAAGCCAAAGGTATACCAGAATCTGACATAAGAAAAGATGTAAGAGTTATCATGCCTAGCCTTGATTTATTTGGAGAAACAAAATAGAATAGATAAATGGCCATAACTAGAGCACAACAAGCAAAACAGATGTTACAAAATGGAGGACGTATAGGACTTCAAGGTGGTGGTGCTGATATGGGAAAAGAAAGAGGTACAGAAACAGGAAGAGAACCTGGACCAGTTGGAGGGGGTAGAGGTGTAAGAGGCGACAGAGATCCAACAGCACAATTTTCACCAGAAGCCGCAGCTACTGCAAGAGAAATGCGTAGTGCAACCATAGGTGCTGGTGATAGATTTGTTCCAGATTTTTTACCCACAACAAAGGGGATAGCTAATCTTTTTCAAGTTTCAAAACCAACTCCTTTTGATATTCAAAGAAGAGGTTTTATACGAGCGTTAGGACCAAAACCAATAATTGGTGGTGGCGGTGATGATAGTCAAGCAATGGTTGACATACCCACATGGATGCGATTAGGTTTTAGTAGTGAAGCAGAATATCTAGCATCATTAAAAGATGAAGAGGATAAAGACAAAGAAGCAGAAGAAGGTTTACGATTAGCATTTAGAGCCGATGGCGGTAGAATAGGTCTTCAAGAAGGTGGTATCATGCCTAGACTAAATCAGTTAGGTAGCGGTGTATCTTCTGCAGAACAAATGTTACAAGGTATTAATCAAAGATTAGAGTCAGCTGAATCTAGTTTAGGTTCAGGTGGTGTTGAACAATTACAAGCAGTTCAACCAATGAAAATAGATCCACAGTTTCCTGGCATGAGACCAGGAAATATTCCTGGCACAAACGCACCATACTCTTCTCTTAGAGGTGGAGGTTTTAATAGTTTACAACAACCAGAACCTGGAAATATACCTGTACAACGACCAATTGGTATAAGACCTGATTTTAATGCTATGGTAAGACCATTAGGAAATCAAGGTCAAGGAGATCCGCTTTTTGAACCAAAAATGAGCGGCATACCAGCAGCAGGTTACGCAGATGGCGGTAATGTTGTAGGTGGTGAGTTTGATTTTGAATCTGCAAGACAGATGTATGGTTTAGGTAAACTTGTTAAGAAAGTTACAAAAACAGTTAAGAAGATTGCAAAGTCACCTATAGGTAAAGCTGCATTAATAGGTGCAGTTGGGTTTGGTATACCTGGAACAAACATAGGCGGTTTGTTTGGCAGAGCCGCTATTGGTGGAAAAGCAACAGGTTTATTTGGAACACAAGGAATAGCACAAGCATTACAATTAGGTAAAATGAAAGCAGGTAATTTATTATTTGGAATACCTGGAGATACAGCGGGTAGAGTTGCTGGAACTGGTTTATTAAGTAAAATAGGACCTTTAGGTGCAATCGCTGGAGTATCAGCGTTAGCAGGATTACTAACAGCAAAACAAGAAGAAGAGGCACAAGAATTATCAAGAGGTGAGGGTATAGATATAGAAGCAGCTAGAAGATCTATTTTAGCAAGAGCACAAGGTAATATTAAAGGTGATCTTAGAGCAACAGCATTTAGAGCTGAAGGTGGACCTGCAGAAGGTAAAGAACCAGTAGCTAAAAAAACTATGCCACTATTAGACATGGGTGGTAAAGAAATGGATCTTAGAGAAGAGGGTGGATTCGTGCCAATAGGTAGAATGGAAAAAGCAGATGATGTGCCTGCAAGATTATCAAAGAATGAGTTTGTATTTACGGCTGATGCTGTTAGAAATGCAGGTGATGGAGATGT